CCGCCTGCTCGCGGGTGAATCGGTAGCTGCGCACCACTCGGTGATCTATGTAAAGGACGTGTGCCGTCCACTCCTCGACCCAGTAGTGATCCATGCACCCTAGGCTGTAAGCTGCGAGCTGCTCTCGGTAGTTTCTGATCTGGCCCGACTTAATATCTGCGACCCATCTGCGCAATTCGCAGAGCGCATCCGCTGTGCCGCTTGCCGAGAGTTGGCTGATGTGCATCGCTAAGTATTCTTCTCGCGTCTCGATGTAGGCACCTTCGCTTAACTCCCGCAACGTTTCCACTCCCCAGACGCAGGCTGCGAAGTCTTCGCTCTCCGGCTCTAGCGTCGAGAGCGGCAACGGATTGCCGAGCATCGTCTCGCGGATGATCACGTCGAGCTGCGTTCCACGCATCGCGGCGGGACTGCTCCCGCCGCTGGATTCGTAGAGCACGCACTCCGCAAGTTTCGAGAGCGAGCTGCAACGAATCTCACTCATGCGTTTGTTGCCCTCCATTCCAAAGCCGTATTTACAAACTGATCGACGCGGCCCGCCACTCGGTGCAGGTAGTCTGGTTCGCAGTCGCGCCACGTCTGCTCGCTCGTCAATACGTTGCGAGAAATCAAGAATTGATTCACTGCGCCTTCGTGCTCCGCGAGTCGCGCCTTCCAATCCTCAGTCTTGACGACCGTTACATCTCGTGCCTTTTGAGCTTCAAGGACTGAGGGGCGTAACACTGGTGCCACCTTTGCAATCTGGAACAGGTGCGAGACGCTGGCCCACTCCAAGGGCAGCTCCTCCGCCAGACCGCTGCGGGTCTTGGCGTCGTAGGCCGCGCTGTGCGTGGTTAGTAGGATACGCTCCTTGCCGCCGATGCCTTTGCCCCGTCCGGTGTCGGTAGTGCTGACCTTGGTCTTAAAACGCAAGAACCAAAGCTCGTCCGCGAACTCTTTGAGCAGTGGCGAGCTTTGTTTTGAGAGTTTAAGCTCGTAGCGATCGTAGGCCGCCAGTGCATCCGGTGCTTCAAACCGCACGATCTTGCTGTGCGCGATCAGGACAACATTCTTGCCTGCGTCGATCAGTGTATCAACACTGGCGAGCATGCGGCTCATGCGCTCCGCTACCATCACCCAGCCTTTGCCGAAGCCGAAGTCTTCAATGCTAGTTTTTTTGCTGCTTGCCAGCAAGTCTTCGATGCAGAGCCGCTCGGCCCAATCCGCGCTGTCGATGACAATGGTTTTGTAGTCGGAGCTGCGGCACTCTGTCAGCGAGTCTGTCAGTTGCTTCCAGTTGCCGATGTCGCAGCGATCAACGTCCAGGTGGCTAGTGCCCTGCTCGATGTCAAGAAAAAGCGGCTTCGGGAATTGAGCCGCGAAGGTGGATTTGCCCACCGACTCGACGCCGTAGATGACGACGCGCTGGGCGCGTGTTTGTTTTCCTGATGTTATTTTCATATGTTTTGGTTTTCTTTGTTGTTTTTTCTAAATATATATAATCTTGTTGCTGTGTTCCAAGGAGATGAATCTTGAATTTCTAACCCCATGTAATGTTCATCTGCAAATCTTTGCATTGATTCATCGTGATTTCCGTATGGCATTGAATAAACTGCACGATCGAACTCTCCCCATATACTTATGCTGCCAGTATGATCCCATCCTGATCCTACTCTGGAGATGTTGAGTTCTTCAAATGGCTTATATACACCTGTTTTAAGTTTATTTAATAATCTCACTTTATCTTTAAACCAAGCAGGGCGATGATTTGCTTTGTAACTTGGATTCCATTCTCTAAGCCCGTCCCATCCACCTTCTGTTATTTTCATATGTTATTCCCTTTAAAGTTTAAATCAAATCCCGTCGTAAATCTTCCTTCTCTTTGACGAGTCCAATCTGCTTCAATTCTTCCCCATCCAGGTATTTCGAATGCAATCACTTCTGATTGATTTTTGCTATCTTCATCATAACTAGGAGTTTGAAATACACTAGCAAATTCATTAGTTACCGTAAATGGACATACAAATGTATGTTCATCCTCATAACTAACTCCCCAAAACAAGATCGGTTCTGAATAAGTTTTATTATTTCGATGATTGTAATGTATTAACATGCTTCCAGGAACTGCTGGCATTATATTTTTGTATTTCATTTCCTATTTCTATTTTTCGTTGGTTTCGGCAGCGTAAACGGCCACTGCCAGTGCCGCCCAGGTGTGGGATTTAATGCCGTAGGTTCCCCTCGGCTTTTTCTTCGTGCCCTGCGGCCCGAAAATGTCGATAAGTCTCTGACGGATGTTGCCGTCCTTTGCTCGCATGGAGCCGCACAGATACATTTTGATGTCTTTGCGGTAGCAGAGCCGCACCGGCGTGCGTGCTACCTCGATGAATCGTCCGATCCAGACACAGGTTTCGAATGTTGAAGACCCTACCGCCATGCCGTAGCTGGCGATCATCTCGCAAGCGACTGAGTTGTATTCGCGGCCGATCAGAATCTGGCGGATCTCCGCATTAGGTAGGTGGCCGTGGTCGATTATCAGGCCGCGCTCAAATTGCACAAAAGCGGTGTGCGTTGTGCCGGGGTCGAGTGCGATCATTTCAGTGCTGCCCTTTTGAGTTTGTCTGCAGGCAGGCCCAAAATCTCGCAGATGTGCCCGAACGATTTGCTCCGAATAAAATGCAGCGCACTCGCCCTGTTGTCGGTCTGTTCCCGGCGAGTGGATTTGGAGGCGTATTCTTTATCGTTCTGGGCGTCGATGATCGATAGCTCGACCATCCCGCAGAGAACATTCCGGACGAACATATCGCACATCGGCTCGCTCATTTCCGTTCTCCCTTGTTGTGGCGATTGAACCACCACCGCCGCATTTTCGTGGCTTCGTCTTCGGCTCTGAGTTTGCCGACCAGGTATCCAGCTGCGAACGTCATCGTTCCGCCGATGGAGTAAATAATTATAAATTCTTGTGCGCTCATTGTGTGATCCAATCTAGGGCTGTTTGCTCTCCGTTAACCATCAGCTTTGCGCTGGGCTGTGTGCTGCTTTCGCTGGCCCACACTTCTCCGTGCGCTTCAACCCAACCTTTGCCGAGATCAATGTCTAGGCAGGTGGCGATGTCTCCTGCTCCGCCGACGCTGCGGCGGGCTCCGTCAAGGTATTCGATTGTGATTTTCATTTTTGTAGTAGGTTAATTTTTTAGGCTGGGATCAGGTCAACGATGTTGTTGCGCTTAGAGAGCGCGCGGTATCCGGCGGGAGTTGTCGAGCCATCGATGATGATGTGGGCGGGGATCGCTGCGCCGCCTGAGCGGGTTTCCAGCTTTCCGGAGACTAGGGTGATCTGGCGGCTTGTGCCGCAGTAGAGATAAAAGGGAGCAAACATTTTGTATGCGCCCTTGTAGGAGTTGGGGACTGAGGAGCGTGAGCTAATTGCGCTGGTCACTTTGTAGCCCTCGGATTCTAACTCTGTGATGCGATCGGCTAGGTCTTTAGCTGCGCTCTCTGGAGTGGCGTGGGTGTATTTGGTAAGAGCTGCGGCGGCTGGTGCGATTGTGATTTTCATTTTCTATTTCTGTTGTTGGTTTCTTCGTCGGAGGGTTCATCCCTCGTTCGATGTGCAGACTTTCTAACATCTTCAAAAAATGAAAAGATTTATTTTCGCGAAGTGCGAAAATAAATCTGAGAAAAAAGCTTTACATACCCACTCAGCCAATGCCAGAGCGGCTCTGCGGGCGTTCCCTACCCGTGCCAGTCTGTGTTTTTGCCCCTGCAGTCAATGTGGACAAAGCCTGCGTAAGTGCCGATACCGCCTGAGAAAATGCCCTCTGAGCGCACTTGCTTGGCGATCTTCACGATCTCAGGCACGGGCACTTTGGCAATGATATCGAGCGCCATAAACTTGACGTGGTAGCTGTGCAACGCTCCGCCAATAGCCTTGTTGTATTTTTCGTTTCGGTAGGCCGAAATGATGCGCACCGGCACTCCGAGCCGCTCGCGTATTGCGTCCGCAGCGTAGAGCGTCGGGATAATGTCAGCCCAGAGAGAGCGAGCGGGGACCCGGTTGCAACGCAGGTAAGAATTACTCGCTCCGAGCGTGAGAACTTCTCTCGCTCTAAAATATTTGATCCCCTGGCGGTCGAGCAACTTTTGGAAGTCGATATGCGCTTGGGTCATTTATCTCGGCGGGTAGGCGAGTGCATGATGTAGCCTCCTGCGCGGTCAATTAGCTCGAGCGGCGGAGAGAACGAAAGCGTCACGTTGCCTGCCTTCGTCGGCCAGGTGACCGCGCATCCGGTCAGCAGCAAAATAACAGCGAATATCATCGCCGCAAACATACCGTGGATGAGAGTTGCGTAGTTCATTTTTTCTCTTTCCGAAAAACGTCGTAGAGACCGATCAGCGCGATGACTAATGAGCCTACAGCCGCTAGCTGATTTGGATCGATGACAATACCAGCCAGCGCCAACAGGGTGGCAAGGCCGGTCCAAGTGGAGCTTTCTCGGAGTTTACCTAACAGGGAGTCGATTATAATTTTCAT